TCAGCCGACGACCGCGACGACCGGCGTGTGATCGGACGGCTGCTCCCACGTGCGCGGCACGCGGTCGACTTCGCACGACGTGCAGGTGGCCGCGAGCGCCGGCGACAGCAGGATGTGGTCGATGCGCAGCCCGGCGTTGCGACGAAACGCGAACATCCGGTAGTCCCACCACGTGAAGGTTTTCTCGGGCTGCTCGAAGCGCCGGAACGCGTCGACGAAGCCGAGCTCGAGCAGCTTCGCGAAGTGCGCGCGCTCCTGCGGCGACACCAGGTTCTGGCCTTCCCATTTCGCCGGGTCGTGCACGTCGCGATCTTCCGGCGCGATGTTGTAGTCGCCGAGCAGCGCGAGCTTCGGATAGCGCTGCAGCTCGGCGCCGAGCCACGCATGCAGCGCGTCGAGCCACTGCATCTTGTAGAGAAACTTGTCGGAGTCCGGCGCCTGGCCGTTCGGGAAATACGCGGACACGATGCGCACGCCCTCGACCGTCACGGCGACCACGCGCTGCTGCGGATCGTCGAAGCCGGGAATGTTGCGCACGACGTCCGATTCGTCGACGGCCAGCGTGTCGCGCACGAGGATCGCGACGCCGTTATACGTCTTCTGGCCCGTGAACCAGCTGCGGTAACCGACGGCCTCGAGATCGGCGCGCGGATATTTTTCGTCCGGCAGCTTCAGCTCCTGCAGGCACAGCACGTCGGCGCCGCTTTGCGCGAGCCAGTCGAGCACATGCTGTTTGCGGACGTTGAGCGAGTTGACGTTCCAAGTTGCAATCTTCATTAAATCTTCCTCGCCTTATCCGGCTTGGGTTTGCTGTCGATGGGTAGCTAAAATTCGGTTTTAACTACCCATCTAGCTACCCGATTCATTTTGTGTTGTTCGGGCGCGACACGAGCGCGTCCAAACTGGTCGACGTGATGCCGCTCGAACGCTTACCGATCTTCACGAGCGTGAGCTTGCCGTCGCGCACCAGATTGTAGACGGTGGCCCGGCAGACGCCGAGCATCTTCGACACCTCGGCGACGCGGTACAGCTTCACGGGCGCCGGCGCGGCCGGCGGGGATTGGAAGGGCGTGTGCATGGTGGTTGCTCCTGGTCTGCGCGTCAGCGGCCCGCGCGGCGTTTCATGGCGTCGAGCAGGATGTCCTGCACGGCGCGCTTCGTTTCGCGGCGCTCGACGACGTCCTCGTCGATCGTGTCGCGCGCGATGATCGGGTAGATGAAAACGGGGCGGCGGTGGCCGGCCTGCAACTGGCGCACGGGCCCGATCCGCTCGACGATCTGCATGTATTCCTCGAGGTTCCACCAGTGGCCGAAGACCGCGAGGATGTTGCCACCGTCCTGCAGGTTCAGGCCGTGGCCGGCGCTGGCAGGGTGCGCGAACATTACGGGGATATTGCCGGCGTTCCAGTCACGGATCGTCTGCGGGTTGTGGTCGAGTTGGCGCCCGCGCGGGAACGCGCGCCGCAGCCGCGCGAGATCCGACTTGAAGTGGTAGGCGACGAGCACCGGCATGCCGGCCGCTTCCTCGACGATTTCCTCGAGCGCCTGCAGTTTCAGATCGTGCACCTCGTGCCACGGTGCGGTGTCGCGGCCGTCGTCTTCCTGCTTGTAGACGGCGCCGTTCGCAAGCTGCAGGCACTTCATCGTCTTGCTCGCCGCGTTCATGGCCTCGATCGGGCTGTCGTCGATCTCCATGAACATTTCCCGTTCCATGTCGCGGTACAGCCGCCGCGCGGCCGCGGGCAGATCGACGTAGACCGGTCGCACGATCGGCTCGTCGAGGTCGAACCAGTCGGCCGGGTCGAGCGAGATCGTGCAGTCGGCGAGTTCTTTCTGTATTTCGTCCTGCGCATGCGCGAGCGGGCGCTTTTTGTTGTAGCCGTCATCGCCGCGCACGGACTGGAACCACCGGTCCTCGAACGCCGAATAGCTGCGCCCGAGCCGCTGGCCGCCGTCGACGAACCACTGCTGTCCCCAGAGATCCTGCAGGCCGTTCGGCGACGGCGTACCGGTGAGGTTCACCCACCGGTGCACCTTCGTGTGCGCGACTTCGGCGAGCGCGCGGCCGCGTACGCTGCCGCCGGACTTCTTCACGAACTCCTTGTCCTTTTTGCTTTTCTGGTTCGACACGCGCGTCGATTTCAGCTTCGTCGACTCGTCGGCCACGACCGTGCCGAACGGCCACGACCGAGGGTTGTGCTTGAACCAGTCGATCAGCCAGGGCACGTTCTCGTAGTTGATCGAGAACACGGGCGCGTCGCGGCGCAGCTGCATCGCACGGCGCGCCGGATCGCCGAGGATCGGTACGACTTCCATGCCAGACAGGTGCTCCCACTTCGCGCACTCGTCCGGCCACGTCGACTGCGCCACGCGCAACGGCGCGGTGACGAGCGTCGGCATCGTCTCGATCCCGAAGTGGTAGAGCGGTTCGAGCGCCGACAGCGTGCTGCCGGTCTTGCCGAGGCCCATGCCGGCCCACACGTTCGAGCGTTCGATCTCCTGTTCGTGCTCGATGATGAGGCGCTGATACTCCCAAGGCGTGAATACGCGGCGGGCGGTCATCGGCGGCGCTCCGTCATGGTGTGCAGCACGCAGCGGAAATACGCCGCGAGCGCGCCGTCTAGCGTCGTGTCGAAGGCGCTGATCCCGTCGCGGTTGGTCACGTACCAGTTGAACGCGCTGAGCTGCCGCGCGCGCGGCTTGATCGTCTGCATCACGTGCCATACCCCGCCGCGCAAAACTCGACGGCGGTCAGGCCGTAGTACAGACGGAAGTGGCCGATGCCGAGCGCGCCGGCGAGGCAAAGCGCCATGACGAACGCGCCGACGCAGGCGAGGGCGTAGATCGCGGCTTTCATGCCGCACCTCGCGCGAGAAGGGCGCGCAGCGCCTTGATGTGCGTCCGATACGGGTTGTCCGCGATCGTGCTTTGCTCGTACCAGCCGATGACGAAATCGATCGCTTCGCGCTGCTCGTCCGTCAGTGCGGGTGCGGCGACGCGCTCAACGTCTATCAGCGAGAGAATTTCGCCAGCGATCTTGTTCATGCCTTGATCACGATATTGAGCGGCGACGCCAGTGATGATGTCCTTCACGAATGTGCGAACCGGCCGGCGCGCGGCTTTCCACGCCGCGACCCAAATTTTCCAATTACTCGCGCGCTCTGCCGGCGATTCGCCGTTGAAATAGAATTCGGATCGCTCGAAGGCGTCTTGCATCGCCGCCCGCTCGTCCGCCGGCGCGGGTGCGGGCTGAATCACAACTCCTGCGCAGGAAGCATATGCTTCTGTGGCTGAACCTTGGCCTACGTTCGGTGCTGTTTGCGAAACTTTCGATGCCGAATCTTTAACAACGGATTCGCTTATTAAACTTTCGTGCGTTATCGGTTTGGCCTCCATCGCAATCGACATCTTCGCGTTTTCCAGCGCGATAATCGCATCGATCGTGCTTCGCTTTTCAACCGGCGCCGCGACGAGTTGCGGCCTTGCGTACAGCGCCACGGCCCGCGCCGGCTGCTGGCCGTTCCACGTGGTCGGCGAGAACTCGCGATGCGTGCCGCCGAACGGCGACGGGTATTCGTAGACGTGCAGGTAGGGCGCGGGCGGCACGCTGGCCTCGCGCACGAACGCGTCGACGGCTTCGCGGCTGTCGATCACGCGCACGTCGCAGCCGAGCGCACGCAGGCGCTCGTGCTCGCGCAGCTGCGGCTTCGTCGGCTTGTTGCCGGGCCGCTTGAGCTCGACGAAGTAGAGGCGGCCCGGCGGGAACGCGACGATCCGGTCGGGCACACTGCGCCGCTGCGGGCTGGTGAATTTGTAGGCGTCGCCGCCCGCTGCGCGGACGCGGTCGACGAGGTAGGTTTCGACGGTCTTTTCGAGCATGGCAGGCCCCTCAAATCCAGCTGGTATCGGCCAGGCGCGTTTTCGACGCGGCGGGGATTTGCCATCCCATCACGACGCCTGCGAAGTCGTCGTAATCGTCGAACGACACGCGCGCGCAGTTGCCGTCGTAGGTGAGGCGCGGCATCACGGCCGGCGACTTTTTGATCAGCAGCTTCGCGGCTTTCGCGAAATCCATCAGCAGATCAGCGCGGTACTGGCCCGGAACGCCAGACATCGTTTTCGGGAAGATGCGCCGGTAGTCCGGATAGCGGCCATCGACTGCGACGAATTGAATACGCGCGCCCATTGCGTCGACGCACAGCGAGCAGTGGCGGTCCTCGACCTCGAGCCGGACAACGGCCGTCATATCGTTCTTGGCCGCCTTCAACCTATCGATGGCTTCGTGCGGAATGATCACCTCGGCCGTTTCGCCGGCCGGTACATCGTTCTCAACCGCATACCGGAAAACGCCCGCCTTGTGACCGTCGGTCGCGACGAGCCGGGTTTCGTACGGCGTTGCCTCGATGAACACGCCGTTCAGGTAGCAGCGAATGTCTTGCTTCGCTGCGAGGATCTGCGCGGCCTTGAGCTGCGCGATGGTGAAGTGGATGGTCTGCACACCGTTCTCCGTTCGTGTTAGGTGTGACTGTACAATACACCTAACACGAACGTACAGCAATGCCTAACAATGAGAATTTTCGTCAGGATCGATGACGTCGAAATCGTCTTCCGACGGCGGGTTGCATTCGTGCCGTAGGTACTGGTTACGAGCACCGCGTTCCGGCTCGTACAGACGCCAGCCGGTTTCGTCCGCGCGCCACTTCAAGCCACCCTTGCCGCAGCGCTCGCACACGCGGTCGAAGCGCGGCGGATAGGGCGCGCGGTAGGTGAAAAAGCCGTCATCGTCATCCGTATCGTACGGTTCGTCCCAAAACATACGGTCGATGTGGTCGTCTGCAATTTCGCCCGTGATCAATCCTTCTTGTAGCGGTACGCCGAGAAGCCGGCAGCGGCCAGCGGCATGCCTTCGGCCCATGCCGGCGGGGTCGCGATCAGGCGCGACAGCTCGTCGGCCGAGTAGTCGTCGGTGTCAGGCGTTTCTGTAATCAGCTCGTCGTGGATCGACAGCACGATGTCGTAACCGGCGGCCTCGACGGCGGGTGCGTTATAGAACAGCACGTCGCGCGCGACCGCCTGGCACAGGTTTTCGAAGATCTTCCCGCCGTACGTCTTCGTGCGCTGCCACTTCCGGGTGTACTGGTTCACGCCCATGTAGCTGATCTCGCCGTCGTCGCTCACGCGCGGCGCGAGGTAGCAGAGCTGGCGCTTGCTCGGCAGCTGCACGCGCAACCACTCGCCGTCGCGCCGCAGGATCACGCGCCGCGCGTGCACCGTCTTGCCCGGCGAGTTGATCGCGAGCACCGCCGCGTCGCGTAGCTCGCCCCAATAGCTGGAGGTCTGCGGGTGCGCGGCGCGCCATGCGCGCTTCAGGATGTCGCAGGCGATGAACACGTCCTGCGGCAGGCCGAGCGTGCGGCGCTTCTTCACGGCCCAATCCCACATGCCGCGCGCGCCGCGCACGATCTCGGGATCGACGGTGTCGAGCGCCGCGAACACGGCCGCGCGGATGTCGTCCAGGTCCATCTTGTAGGTCATCGTGAACGTGACGAACGCACCGACGCCGCCCTCGTACGCGAGCGCGAGCTCCTGTACCTTGCCGAGCTGACGGCGCTCCTTCGTCACCTCGCTGATGTCGACGCCGAACGAGCGCGCGTAGGCCAGCTTGTACAGGTCGGGCCCGGTGCCCGCGTCGTAGTCGCGGAACGCCTGCAGCTTCCACTTCTCGCCGGCGAGCCACGCCGCGTCGCGCCCCTCGATGTTCGACAGGTCCGACACGTGCAGCTTGCGGCCGGGTGGGGCGACGATCGTGCCGCGCACGATGTTCGCCGTCAGCCCGATCACGTTCTCGAACGCGAGGTCCGCGCAGCCGGATTTCAGGGCCTCGATGCCGAGCTCGGTATAGCGTTCAGCGTCGCCATCGGAGAACTTCGCCCGACCGAGCTCGCGCGCCATCAAGCCGACGTCAGGGCGGGGCATATTGCCCGGCTGGTAGAGCCGGTGCGCGACGCGGCCGGTGCGCGCGGCGCCGCAGAACTGCATGAGCCCGCGCAGCCGGCCGTCAGCCGAAACGCCGCGCAGCAGCGTCTTGTACTTCGATGAGCTCGTCATCGTCGCTTCGAGCCGGATCGCGAGCAGCTCGCGCAGCGGGTCGGGCAGGTCCGGATCGTTGATGCGGCGCTCGAGCGTCGACTTCTTCATGTCGGGCAGATCGACGCCGTATTCCTGCAGCAGAAACCCGAGCAGCCTGTCGCGCTGCGTGGCCTTCGCGACTTCGCCGTCGGTCAGCTCGACCGTGCGCGTGGCGAGATCCTTCTGCGCGCGGTCGATCGCCCGCACGGCGGCCTCAGCCAGCTCGACGTCCATCTGCATGCCGCGCATGTTGATGCGCTGATCCTGATGCCAGAGCGCGAGCTCGGTCGCGTTGTTCGGGTAGTTCCAGCGCGGCATCGCCTTGTGCACGGCGCGCATCGCGGTGATGTCGTTGCCGGCATAGGCGAGGAACTTCGCCCACTGCTTGGGGTGCGTCTCGCGCGTCGCGCGGCGCAGCTCGCTGAACGCCGGCCGCGGCTTGCAGAACAGCTGGATCAGCTGCGAGCCTTCCTTGTCCTTCGCCTGGTCAACAGGCACGTTGAAGATCTCGCAGAGCATGCCGAGCGAGCCGGGCAGGCCGTGCGCGTACGCCTGCACCATCGTATCGCGCCATTTGTGCTCGGGCATGCGGGCGTAGATCTCGGGCTCGGCGTGCTTCAGCACGACACGGTCGAACATGCCGCCGTTCTGCCACCAGTACTCGTCGGCCTCGTCGATCGCGCGGTCGAGCTCGGGCGGCATCGGCGCGCCGGTGGCCACGTCCCACGTGCCGACCGGGCCGTCGTCGATGGCCCACGTCCAGATCATGATCTCGACCTGCTCGGCGTAGCGGTGCGTGCCGTGCTTCAGCGGGGCGGGGGAATACGTCTCGAGGTCGTTCCAGAGCTTCATGCGAGGTCCAATCCATAGGCGTGGGCGATGCGCTCGCCGGCGATCGAAACGAAGTCCGCGCGCAGCTCGATCCCGACGAAGTCGCAGCCCAACTGCGCCGCCGCAACACCGGTCGTGCCGCTACCCATAAACGGATCGAGCACGCGGCCGCCTGGCGGGCAGGAATATTCGATGAGCGGCGCGACAACCTCGACGGGTTTTTGCGTAGGGTGTACGGCGCTGCCGTGCATCGAGCGGCAGAACATGACCGAGCGCATCAGCCGCGGACCGCCGTCGACAGACGCGTACGACGCGGCGCCGATGTCGCCCCACTGCGCTGGGCGTGCCTTTCGGCGAACCGTGCGCGCGCGGGCGTCGTGTGTGAAAAGTGGTTTCTTGTAGACGTCGCGCCACGCGCCGCGGTAGGCGTGGATCGCGTGCTCGTGGACACGACGGAATCGATCCTTGAATGCGTTCGTCCCGTTGTGCTTCTCCCACACGGTATCCTGAGCGATCGTCCAGTCGGCGAAGTCTTGCGCGCGCTCCATGAAAAAGCGCAGCGAGCCGAAGCACCACAGCGAGCCGGTCGGCTTCAACAGCCGCGCGGCCTCGGTCATCCAGCCCGACACGTGCTGATCCCAATCGAGCGACGTCTCGCCGTAGGGCGGATCGGTGATGATCGCGTCGAAAGACGCCGCCGGCAGGGTGCGCATCACGTCGATGCAGTCGCCGACGAACAATTCGAATTCCATCAGAGCAATCCTGTACAGGCGATAGGCTGTATCCGTCAGATACAACCGATGGGTTGTTAGAAAAGGGCGATCTGCTCGAACGGCATATCCGGCCATGTGTGCCAGGCTTTCACCGCGTTCTCGCGCCAGTGCGTGACGCGCATGTTCCAGTGCACGTGCAGCCCGCACACCAGCTTCCCGTCGAGCGGCACGATGTGGTCGACGGTGTGCTGCTCGCCGGTTTCGCGCGTGCGTGCCTCGGCTGCCGCATACAGCGCGCGGATCGCCGCGAGGTTCGCCCACGGTGGGGTCGCGCGGCGCTCGCGTGCGCGCCTGCGGGCACCGTGCATCCGGCTCGTGCGCAGGATCGGCGCACGGCGCTTCACCAGCACGAACAGCGGGCCGACGTGATAGCCGCCGCACAGGTCAAGCGGCATCTGCTGTCTCGGGTTCATAGTTCGGGTCCAGATAGTCGGGGTCGCCCGGCTTGCGTTCCTCGCCGTTGCGCCGGTAGAAACAGCCGACCGTGCCGCGGCGGTGCTTCGTGCATTCGTAGCGACCGGTCGAGCCCGTCCAGATGAACGCGCCGCACTGGCACTCCACGCGGCACGCGTCCTTTGCCAGATCCTTGATCTCGCGAAACTTCGTCCCGCCGCAGCCGGTGCATCGCCAGCCACGCACGTACTCGTCGGGATGCTTCGGCAGCGTGAAGCGCCGTTTGCACTTCTCCCGACTGCAGCGGATGTGTACGCGCCGGCGCGGCAGGACGAGGCTCATACCTCGCGCCATTCCGCCGGTTCTTCCGGAACCGCGTGCAGCGGCGTCGGCGCGTAGATTCCGCGACCGAGCAGCCGATCCTCGACGAGCTTCGCGTAGCCGATGATGTCGTGCCAGTTGTCGACGTAGTCGGGATCGCCGTTGAGCATCCGCGCGATCTTGTCTGCAATTACCGTGAGCGCTTGCTTCTGGTCGGCGGCGAGCTTCGACCAGCCACCCGTCGCGCGCATGGCATCCTGTAGTGCCTGCGCGATATGCGCGTGCTCGGCGAACACACCATAGCGCGCGCCGCGCTCGGCGAGGGTTTCCGTGATTTCGGGCATTGCAATCTCCTGATAAGTAGTCCGAATGTCCGGCGTCCCGATCTTTCCGCTGTCTGATTTCAGCGCTCGCGGCTTGCGCATGCCGCCGCCGTTCGGCTGACCTGCGGGCGACGACGGGTAGCGAGAAAGGGTTTTGTGCCGTGGCGCCGGCCACGGCTGGAGACGAGCGCCCCGCGTATCAGAGGGCACCGGGCGCGAGGCCCGGCGCTGCAATCAGCCGAGCTCGTCCTCGGTTTCCGGTGCGGCGGCCTCGAAGTCGTCTTCGTTCGCGCGGCTCGCGCCCGAGAAGCTGTCGCCGGCCGCGTGGAACTGAACACCCATCAGGCCGCAGCGGATGCCGGGGTTCGTCTTCGTCTGCGCGTAGATGTCGATCGTCGCGTTCACGTAGCAACCGGCGTAGATGCGGCCTTCCTTGCCGGCCAGCCATTCGCCGTTGGTGTCGACGAGGCGCGCGGGCTTGCCGGTTTCCGGGTCCGCGACGTTGTCGAGCAGCAGCGGGCGGCCGTCGTCACGCTTGCGGTGCGCGGCGATGTACATCATCCCTTCGAAGCCGTCGAAGTCTTTGAGGTCGCCGTTCTGGTAGCAGAACTTGTTGGCGTTGTTGCGGAAGCTTTCGAGCATCGCGTCGGCCTTCTTGGCCCAGCCTTCGACAGCGACTGCTTTGATCGCTTCCTCGATCGCCTTGTCGTTCGCGCTGCCTTTCTCGACGAGGAACGTCGCGCTGTAGCGGAACTTGCCGTCGCCGGCTTCGAATTCTGCAGCCGTGCGCAGATTGTTGATGAAGGCGATACGGACGTTTGTGAGCTTGACTTTCATGGGTGTTGCTCCTTCGGTGGAATGTGGTGGTGCGGTTACGCCAGGTCGCTGCCGTCGTCGACGGCGGCGACTTCGAAGTCGTCTTCGGGCGGTTGGATTTCGAGGGCGGGGCGCGGGTCGGAATCCGGCGCGACCGACGGGCGGCCTTCGCGCTGCACGATCAGCGCCTCGACCTTCTTCCAGCGGCGGGGCGATTCCTTCGACAGCAGCTTGTCGGCCTGCGTGGGGCTGATGAGCTTGAAGTTGTACATCTGGTCCTGCTTCAGGCGCATCGACTTCAGCAGCTGCTCGGCGGCTTCCGGCTCGTTCCACTGGCGCGCGCCGCGGCGGCCGGCGACGAGCTTCACGCCCGGCACCGCACGGGCCTGCAGCAGCTCGTGCTCGATGCGGCCGCGCACGGCCTTGGCCCACGAATCGATCAGGTCGAGCGACGCGTAGACGACGCCGAGGCGATCGTTGTCGAGCAGCTCGACGTGCTTCGGATCGGCCGCGCCGGCATCGACGCCGCGCGCGAGCGCGTCGGCCACAGTGTCGAAGTCGCTGCCGATCGTCTGCTCGACGTGCGCGGCGAGTGCCGGGCATACGGCCTTGGCCTTGCAGAACTTGCACTGCTTCTCGCCCGGATTGAAGTCGCTCGGGCTGAGCGGCGCGAGCTCGACGCTGTCGACGTACAGCAGCGCGCGCTCGACCGCCGGCTTCGCGGTTTCCGAGATCCATGTGTGCAGGTCGGCCGGCGTTGTGGCCCACTCGCTCGGCTTCTCGTTCACGCGCGGCTGGTGGATCACGATGTTGATGCGCTCGAAGTCGTAGAACGCGCCGTGTTCCTCGTACGCCGCGGCTGCGTAGATCATGGCCTGATAGTTGCGCTCGGCCTGCACCGCGACGCCACGCCCGTACTTCAGGTCGCGCACTTCGATCTCGGCGCGGCCGTCGGGCCACACGGCGATGATCACGCAATCGCTCGTGCCCTTCGCGCCGCGCTCGCCCGTGATGTGCTCGATCGACAGCCGTTGCTCGACGAGCAGCGTCACGTCGGCGCCGGCGAGGCGCAGGGCTTCGACGCGCTCGCGCACGCCGTCGACGTACAGCTGCACGTAGGCGGCCATTTCCTCGTCGACTTCGAACGTGCGACGAGGCTCGGTGGTCGTCTCGCCGGACTGCTCGTCGCGGCGCGTCACAGTGCCGACGGGAATCACCATGCCGATGTACTGTTCCGCATCCGTATCCGCGGTGAGGCACCACTTCGCAAGCTCGTGCCCCGCCGTGCCTTCGTCCGCGTACTCGCTCGATTCGTCCGGCTGACCGATCTGCGCAGCGGTCGACGCCGCGCACTCGATCCAGGTATAGGCCGACGAGGGCGACAGAAGCGCGTGCTCCTGATCCTCGACGACGGCTGCGATGGCGGTCTTGTTCATGCTGCCGCCTGTTCGGATTCGCGCGGGTCGATCTCGCCGGCCAGCACGCGCAGGCCGTAGGCGAACACGTCCGCATACTGATCGGCGGTCAGGCCGCGCTTGCCGGGCTTCTCGCTGACCGCATTTGCGCCGAAGCGCGCGAGCACGGCCTCGGCGATCGCGCGGCCGTCTTTCGGGATCTTCGAGTTCAGGCCCGTGACGATCAGGCGTTTCATGTTCTCGAGCGTCGGCTCGGCGTCCTTCAGCTCGGCGTAGATCTCAGCCGTCTGCGCGGCCCACGGCTTGAGCTCGCCGCTCGGCTGCGCGTCGCTGGATTTCTCGGGAGTCGGTGCAGACGTCGCGCCAGACGGCTTCGATTCGTTCGTCGCAGCAGCGCCGGCACTGGCATCGGCGGCGGGCGCATCTGCTGCCGTGCCCGACGTCGGCTTTTTTGCGGCGCCGGCTTCCTTGTCCGCGAGCTCGCGCTGCGCGGCAGCGACTGCCTGCACGCCGGGCGCGGAGTGGAGCGCGGCGCTCGCCTGTGCGGTTTGCAACGCGCCGATCGACAGCAGCGCGGCGGTGAGTTCCTTGACCGCCGCGGTATTGGCGGCGATTGCCTGTTCCAGACTCATGTAAAGTACTCCTTAACGATTGTGCGGCTTGCGTAGCCGCGGCGGGAAATTCAGTTCAGCACCAGACGATGTGTTTCCAGTCCACCACGCGCCGGATCTGCCAGTGACGCAACAGCGCGGGGCGCTCCATGTCCGGGCAAGCGACTTCGAGATAGCCGCCGGCGAGCGGCACGATCTCGGTATGCAGGCGGTGGAAGTTCACGTCTTTCTCCTGTAGCGGGAGCGGTTGTTAGGCGGCCGATGCGGCAAGGTCTTCCGGCGCTCGATCTTTGCTGACGCCGTACTTTCGTTCCCCGCATTCGCAGCGGTATTCACCGCGATAGCTCAACTGCGCAGTCGTCCCCCGCGGCATCACGTAGATACGCTTGAGCGTCACGTTCCGCTTCCATACCCATTTGTGCTTGGGGCCAAGCGTGCACGGCTTGTTCTTTTTCATCGTCTTTCTCCTGTAGCGGGAGCGGTTGTTAGGCGAGGACCGGAACGACAAACAGCACCGGATTGACGGCATCGATGTCGCGCGCAGCGATGGCCTGCGCCATCTGCAGATGCATCACGTGCTTCCAGACGCTGAAGTCGGCGCGCAGGATTTTGTAGGTCACGGTCGTTCCCCTTCGTAGTTGCGTTGGTCAGTTCGCGTTGCGCTTGCCGTGTTCTATTGCGAGCAGGAACACGACTGCGGCGAGAAACATGCCGGTCAGCAGACCAAGCACGAAATAGGCGGTGTGCAACACGACAATCTCCGATCCGGTTAGCGCGTCGCGTTAGGCAACGCTGTACACGAATCGTAGGTGACGCCATACCTCGGTGTCAAGCGGTGCTGTACAGAAAGTGCGAAAAAATACCCGCTCGCGGCGGGTATCGGTTTGGCGGGTAGGGCGCGCGTTACACGAGCGGGCGCCACTGGCCGGTGACGACGCCGATGATCTCGGTGTTTTTGTCGAACGGAATGTAACGCGTCGGCCAGTTCGGATTCAGCGCGTGCAGCATCGGGCCTTCGCTTTCGTTGAGCAGCAGCTGCTTGAACGTAGCTTTCTCGCGATCGCGGCGCGCGATGACCAGGCTGCGGTGCCGCGCGTCGTGCTCGGGGTTCACACTGATGAAGTCGCCGTCGCGGAACGACAGGTCGCCGCCGGGGTTGTACATGCTATCGCCGACGACGCGCAGCACGAACCCGTGCCGCCCGCTCGGGAACGGGCACGCGATCCAGTCCTCGGCGTCGCCCGGTTGAAAGTTGTCCACGATCTCGCTCCAGTCTCCTGCCTGCACCCATGAAATAAGGGGCAGTTTCCCGACCGGCCATTCTGTAACGTTGCTTACAGTTTCGTCAACGCTTTTAAGCGGTTGCTGCGCTGCGGCGCGGATCGCGTGGCCGAAGTCAGCAGCGCGCTTTGCGCCGCCTACCAAACGGAATGCCGGCTGAGTGCCGTCGAGTAGGTATTCGACGCTGGTATCGAGCACGTCGGCGAGTTTCAGCAGCCGGCCGCCGTCTGGCTTCGAGCGCCCGCTTTCCCATTCGGAGACGGACGCACGCGAGATCCCGAACACGTCGGCCAGCTGCTGCAGCGTCAAACCCTTCGCCTTGCGCAGTTCGCGGATGCGGGTGCCAATGTGTTGAGCTTCGGTCACGACAATCTCCTAACTTTCAGTTGACTGTACGGCAGCGCATAACTACCATGTACAGCAATACCTGACATCGAACGGGGGCAACGTGTCACTCATCAAGGACGCAGTAACCGCGGCCGGCGGCGCAACCGCTGTCGCGGCCGCGTTCGGCATCTCGCGAATCTCCATCTACGAGTGGATCGACAAGGGCCGCGTGCCCGAGCCGCGCGTCCTGCGCCTGGCCGAGCTGACGAACTGGAAGATCACGCCGCACCAACTTGCGCCGGCGCTGTACCCCAATCCGCGCGACGGGCTGCCTGTCTAAAAGTGTCAGGTACGACCTAACACGGGCCGAACATTAACCGAAAAATCAGGCACATACGGGAATACCCGTACTGCCTGTGTGGGTATTCGTCCATGCAAAACGCATCCGAATCAGCAAATTGGGTCGCTATCACGAGTGCCCGCCCACACCACATCTTCGCGCGGTTCTGCGCACATTTCCTATGAACAATGAGACTCTGGTCGCGGCGCTCGCGCCGATCGTTTCGCGCGTCGTCACTTCGCACTGCTGGGTGAAACGTGACGGGCCGCCGTCGCACATCCGCAAGCCGCTGACGGCCGAGCGGCTTGCGCATCACGTGAATGGTGGGCCGGCCTACGGCGCCGCGCAGATCGCGCCTGGCGAGTCGACGACGCGCGTCGCGTGCCTCGACCTGGATTCGCACAAGGGCGAGACGTCGTGGTACGACATGCGGGCTACGGCGCTGCGCGTGATGGCGCAGCTCGAGGCGCGCGGCATGCGCCCGATCCCGTTCCGCTCGTCGGGCGGGGCGGGCCTGCACATCTACCTGTTGTGGGATGCGCCGCAGGACGCGTACAGCGTACGATGCCTGCTGCGCGACGCGCTCGCAGCGTGCGGGCTGCGCGACGGCACGAAGGGCGTGGCCGCCGGCCAGGTCGAGGTCTTCCCCAAGCAGAACAGCGTGCCGAGCGACGGCTTCGGCAACATGTTCGTGCTGCCGCTGGCCGGCGCGTCGGTGCCGCTCGATTCGTTCGAGCTCGACGACATGCCGAAGGAGCACGCGGCCGACATGGATTGGCCGACCAGCGCCGACGTGCCGCTCGTCGCGCGCGAGGAAATCGTGATGCCCGGCGCGGCCGACGTGCCGGTCGAGCTCGAAACGTTGAAGTCGGCGCTCGACATGATCCCGAACGCGGGCGACGACGAACTCGACTACGAGGAGTGGCGCAACGTCGTGTTCGCGATCCACCACGCGGCGCGCGGCGATGACGCTGGTCTGGCGCTCGCGCACGAGTTCTCGGCGCGGTCGAGCAAGTACAACCCGCGGTTCCTCGACGAGCGCGTATGGCCGCACATCGGCAAGACGTCGACCGACGAGCGCGCGCCGATCACCGGCCGCACGGTGCTGCACCTGGCGCGTGCGCACGGCTGGCAGGAGCCGATCGAAGACGACTTCGAGGTCGCCGCCCGCGTCGAGGCAGTCGCCGTCGGCGCGCCGCGCACTGCCGAGCCGGTAGTCGAGGCCCGTGACGACGCGCCGTTCGATGACGACGAGGTTATCTTCATCGAATCAGGGCCGCCCGCCAAACCGCCGCGCGCCACGAAAAAGAAGGACCGCGACGAGCCGCCGAAGGGTTACCGCGCGCGCACGGAGTTCGGCAACGCCGAGCGCATGCTCGATCGCTACGGCGCGGGCCTGATGTACGTGCCCGAGCTCGAAGCGTGGTTCATCTGGACGGGCGTCTACTGGCGCCGCGCCGTGCAGGTCGAGCTCGAGAACATGGCGAAGGAGACGATTCGCGCGCTGCCGGACGAGGCTGAGGAACTGCAGACGGCCGAGGAACGCATCGAGTTCTTCAAGTTCTGTGCGGTGTGCCAGAAGGCCGCGATGGTGTCGAACATGATCCGGCTCGCCGCGTCCGACCCGCGCGTCGTCGTGCCCGTCACCGAGCTCGATCGCCACACGCACCTGCTCGGCGTCGCGAACGGGGCCGTCGACCTGCGCACGGGCGAGCTGCTGCCCCCGGACAAGGAGCACCGGATCACCGTCGTGACGCCGGTCGAATATGACCCGCGCGCCGCCGGGCCGCTGTTCGAGCAGACCGTGCGCGACGTGTTCTTCGACGACGTCGAGCAGGTCGAGTTTTTCCAGCGCCTGGTGGGCTACGCGCTGCTCGGCACGCCGCGCGAAGATCTGCTCGTGATCCCGCACGGCGTCGGCTCGAATGGCAAGTCGACCGTGCTTGGCAAGATCCGCGACGCGCTCGGCGCACACGCGAAGTCGGCCAGCGCCGAGACGTTCCTGTCGGCCAGCGGTGGTCAGGGCGCGGCCGCTGGCGCCGCGCGCGAGGATCTGCTGCGCCTGCGCGGCGCCCGCTTCGTCTACGTGGGCGAACCGGACGAGGGCAGCGAGCTGCGCGAAGGACTGATCAAGGCGATGACGGGCGGCGATCCGATCCCGGCGCGCGGCCTCTGGTCGAAGACGACGATCGAGGTCGTGCCGACGTGGGTCGCGTTCATGCCGACCAACCACAAGCCGATCGTGAAGGGCGACGATCACGCTATATGGCGACGGCTGATGCTCGTGCCGTTCGAGCGGAATTTCGACAAGGATCCGACCATCAAGAAAGACCCGTCGCGCGCCGAGCGGCTCGCGGCAGAGCTGCCCGGCGTGCTCGCGTGGTGCGTGCGCGGCGCGCTCGCCTATCAGCAGCATGGTCTGCGGCCGACGGCAAGCGTTGCGGCGGCGCGCGATGCATACAAGGCAGACATGGATCTGCTCGCCGATTGGATCGACGAGCGCTGCCGCGTCGATCGAAATGCGGTGTCGACGAATGAGGACTTGTGGCGATCCTGGCGCGCGTTCGCCGAGCAGCGGGGCGAACTGCGATTTATCGCTAATTCGCGCGCATTGGCTCGCCGCATTGCTGCGCGCGGTTTTTCGCAAGTTAAGGACGCGTGCGGAATTCGCGGACGCGGATTTGCAGGAATTTGCGTGAATGACGAAGCCGACTTCGATGGTTCGGATCTTGGCTGAGTGAACGCGCAGAAATTTGCGCGTTGTTGGTAGGTGCGGGGTGGAAGTTGCGACGTTAGCGACGATAGTTTGGCTTTTTCTATATCTTTTTCTCGCTATATAGAGAAGAAAAAGATAGGGAAAAACGGGTTTTATCGTCGCTAACGTCGCAAACCGGAACGTGCTAAAAATTACTTGTTAAGTTGTACTTATTTACGAGTTTGACTTTACCGAAGCGATGAACAATGCTCCGGTCAACGATGAAGGAAGGGCAAACCATGACCCAAAGCGGAATTGATTGGCGCGAGGTGCTGTTTGACCTGCGGCGCCTCGACCTGATGCCGAAAGACGTGGCGCGGGAACTGCGCGGCGTGATCAGCGAGGCGGCCGTGCGCGCGTACACCGAGGAAGTGCGCGAGCCGTCGCACGTACGCGGCGAGCTGATCCTCGATCTCTGGTGCGACAAGACGGGCAAGCGCCGCGAAGACGCGCCGCGCCGGCCGCTCGCGCTGCGCTCGAACCCTCTGGCGCGTGTGGTGCGGGCATGAGCAAGCTGACCGCAAAGCAGCAACTGTTCGTCGACGAGTACCTGGTCGACCTTAACGCGTCGGCGGCCGCGCGGCGCGCCGGGTACAGCGAGAAGACTGCCCGCGCGATCGGTATCGAGAACCTGACGAAACCAGCTATCCGCGCCGCGATCGACGCTGCGATGAAAGAGCGCGGCGCTCGCACGCGCATGACCGCAGACCAGGTGCTGAAACTGGCCGAGTCGATGCTGCTCGCCGACGTGAATCAGCTGATCTCGTACCAGCATCGGTGCTGCCGCCATTGCTGGGGCATCGGCCACGCGTACCAGTGGAAGAACGAGCGAGAGCTCGCGCTGGCGATCAACAGCCACGCACGTGCGATCGCTGCCGCGAAGAAAGCCAAGGTATCGCCGGACGCGTGGCCCGCGCCGCCGGACGAGTCAGGCGGCCTCGGCTTCGATCCGCGACGCGATCCGCACGTGGATTGCCCCGAGTGCTTCGGCGAAGGCGTGCAGCACGAGGTGATCGCGGACACGCGCAAGCTACCGCCCGCGGTGCGCGCGCTGTACACCGGCTTGAAGCGAACGAAGGAAGGCTTCGAGATCAAGACGCAGTCGAAGGACCGCGTGCTCGAACTGATGTTCCGGCATCACGGGTTGCTGAACGACAAGCTCGAACTGTCGAAGCCGCGCGTGCGCGTGAAGGATCTGACGGGCCGAAAGAAGAGTTGAAATCCGCAACGGCGATCTCAATCGAAACGTTATCGCCTTATCTGGCGGGCGCTGCGCTGCGCTCGATACGCGAAAACGCCGCGCAGCTACCCGCCTAGCTACCTTTTGGACGGGCGTGACGCCCGGTTTTCCATGAGCGAAATCGAATTCCACTACAAGCCGCAGGGCGAAACGCTCGAACGCTACATCCTGTCCCGCGCATCGCGCTCGTTCATCATGGGTCCGCTCGGCAGTGGCAAGACGAACGCGAGCTGCTGGAAGGCGTTCCGCATTATGTGCGAGCAGGAGCCCGACGCCGACGGCGTGCGGCGCACGCGCGGCGCGGCCGTGCGGAACACCTACCCGGACCTGCTGTCGACGACCGCGAAGGACTGGCTCGACATGTTCGGCGACCTGGGCCGGTGGGTGGGCGGCGGCCTCGAACCGCCGACGCACTACCTCTCGTTCGAGCTCGAGGATGGCACGAGCGTCGAGGCCGAAATGGTCTTCGTCGCGCTTGATCGCCCTGAGCATGAGCGCAAGCTGCGCGGCACGCAGCTCACGTTCGCGTGGCTGAACGAGGTGAAGGAGCTGGCGAAACCGATCCTCGACATGCTCGACCTGCGCGTTGGCCGCTATCCAAAGAACGTGTGGCCGACGTGGTACGGCATCTTTGGCGACACCAACGCGCCGGACTCCGACCACTGGTACTACGCGCTTGCCGAGGAAACGAAACCCGAGGGCTACGCGTTCTTTCGGCAGCCGGGCGGCGTCGTGCGCGACGGCGATCGGTGGGTCGTCAACCCGCACGCCGAGAACATCGACAACCTCGCGCCGGGGTACTACGAGCGCGGCATGCAGGGCAAGAAGTTCGACTGGGTCAAGGTGAACCTTGGCAACGACTACGGGTTCGTGGTCGACGGCAAGCCAGTGCATCCGGACTACGCGGACTCGCTGCACTGCAAGCCGTTCGAGCTGTCGAAGTCGCTGCCGCTCTGGATCGGCATGGACTTCGGCCTGACGCCGGCCGCGGTGATCGGGCAGCGCAAGCCGATGGGCGGCTGGCGCATCCGGTCGGAGGTCGTCGCGACGAGCATGGGCGCGCGCAAGTTCGGCATCGAGCTGAAGCGGCACCTCGCCGAGATCTACCCAGGTTTCGAGGTGGCCGGTATCTACGGCGACCCGGCCGGCGACCAGCGCTCGCAGGCCGACGACGAGGACACGCCATTCCGCATTCTGCGCGCCGCCGGCTTCGAGGCGAAGCCCGCGCCGACGAACGACACGTCGCTGCGCTACGGCGCCGTCGACGAGGCGCTGACGCGGATCATCGACGGCGAGCCGGGCCTGCTCGTGCATCCCGACTGTCGCACGCTGCGCAAGGCACTATCCGGCGGCTATTGCTTCCGCCGCATGGCCGTGAGCGGCGAGAGGTACGCGGACAAGGCGGACAAGAACATGTACTCGCACGTGGCCGAGGCGAGCCAGTACCTGCTCGTGGGCGCCGGCGAGCACAAGCACCTGGTACGCGTGAAGCGTACGGGCGGCAAGCGGCCGACCCGCGCGACTACCGACTGACCGAGCAATAACGCACGATTCTGCGCGCGCCGCCGCCTAGTCTCTCCGGGAATTCTCCGGAGCGATCATGGCCAGTCTGTTCAGCGGTACACCCGACATCCCAATGCCGCAGGCGGTGGACAACACGCAGGCGACGACGGACACGTCGGCCGCCGCGAACGACACCGCCGCCAAGCTGCGCAAGCGCCGCGGCACCGCGGCGACGATCCTCGCCGGCGACTCGACGTCGGTCGCTTCCTCGTCCGTCAACGCGCCCGCGGCCAGCGCCGCGGGCAAAGCCATGCTCGGCCAATGACGAACGACGACGCGAAGATCCTCGAGGCGCTGAACGCCGACTACGGCCGCATGAAGGAAAAGCGGCAGTCGTACGAGGCCGTGTGGAACGACGTCATCGACTACCTGATGCCGCGCCTCGACAAGTTCGGCCAGCTGCCGCGACCGGACAACGACAAGGGCCGCGAGCGCTCGCAGAAGATGTTCGACTCCACGGCGCCGCTCGCGCTGCGCAACTTCGTCGCGGCGATGGATTCGATGATCACGCCGGCCACGCAGCTCTGGCACCGGTTGAAGACGGGCGACGATGCGCTGAACGAGATCGCGTCCGTGAAGGCGTACCTGCAGGCCGTCGTGCGCATGCTGTTCGCCGCGCGCTACCGCTGGCAGGGCGGGTTCGTCACGCAGATGGGCGCGACCTACCAGAGCATCGGCCTGTTCGGGCCGGGCGCGCTGATGATCGAGCACGACGTCGGCAGTGGCATCGTCTATCGCAACGTGCCGATGCAGCGCCTCTGGTTCGCCGAGAACAATTCCGGCCTGATCGACAAGACGCACGTGCAGTGGGAGCTGACGCTGCGCCAGGCCGCGCAGCGTTTCGGCCGCGAGAACCTGTCGCCGTCCATGCAGTCGATGCTCGAGCAGGATCCCGAGAAGTCGGCGATTTTCTACCACGTGGTCGAGCCGCGCGCCGACCGCGACACGCGCAAGCTCGACGGCCGCAACATGCGGTTCGCGTCGTACTGGCTTGACGAAGGCCGCGACCGAATCATCCAGAACAGCGGCTTTCGCACGTTCCCGTTCGCGATTGGGCGCTTCTACGTCGGCACCGACGACGTGTATGGCGGCAGCCCGGCCTACGACGCCATGCCGGACGTGCGCATGGCGAACGACATGGCGAAGACCAACATCCGCGGCGCGCAGAAGCTGGTCGACCCGCCGTTGCTCGCGAGCGAGGACGGCGTGCTCGAAGGCTTCGACCTGCGTTCCGGCTCCCTGAATTGGGGCGGCCTGAACGAGAAGGGCGAGGAAATGGTCAAGCCGCTGCTCACGGGCAAGCAGGCGCAGATCGGCATCGAGTTCGCGCAGGACACGCGGCAGACGATCAACCAATGGTTCTACGTCACGCTGTTCCAGATCCTCGTCGACAGCGGCGATATGACCGCGACCGAGGTGCTGCAGCGCGCGCAGGAGAAGGGCGTGCTGCTCGCGCCGACGCTCGGCCGCACGCAGTCGGAACTGCTCGGCCCGATGATCGCGCGCGAGGTCGACATCCTGGCCGAGGCCGGCCAGCTGCCCGACATGCCGCAGGAACTGATCGACGCCGGCGCGGATGTCGACGTCGAGTACGACAGCCCGCTGAACAAGTCGATGCGCGCCGGCGAAGGCGCCGCGATCCTGCAATGGCTGCAGCAGCTCGGCATCGTCGCGCAGTTCGACCCGAACGCCGCGAAGGTGCCGAACGGCGCGCGCATCGCGCGTCTGCTCGCCGACTACGGCGGCGTCCCGGTCGAGGCGATGAGCACCGACGAAGAACTGCAGGCGCAGCAAGCCGCCGAGGCGCAGGCCGCGCAGATGCAGCAGATGCTCGCCGCCGCGCCCGTGGCAGCCGGCGCGATCAAGGATCTCAGCGACGCGCAGACCGCTGCGCAGACGGCGAGGGTCTGATGGGCGCGCGCTTTCTCCGATTCTGGAACCGCCGTGAGCAATACCGGCGCTGCTTCTGTGACGAGCGCGGGAAGCTTACGCCGGCCGGTGAGGCGGTGCTCGCGGATCTCGCGCAGTTCTGCCGCGCCAGCCAGTCGACCGTGATCACGTCTCCCGTGCAACGCACGATCGATCCGCTCGCGACGATGGTCGCCGAGGGCCGGCGCGAGGTGTTCGTGCGCCTGATCCAGATCCTCGGGATGGAAGACGCGCAGCTCAACTCCCTGAAGGACGAGGCCCCCGAATGAATCTCGTATCGATGAAGTTCACGCCCGACGAGGCGAAGACCGAAGCCGCCGAAGGCACTGCAATGGCCGCGCCGGAAGACCAGCCCGCGTATCCGTGCGGCCTGACGATCTACCTGGACGACGAAGTGCTGGCAAAGCTCGGAATGTCCACGCTGCCGGACGTCGGCACGCCCATGATGCTCACCGCCCGCGTCGAGGTCTGCAGCAAGAGCCAGTACCAGAACCAGGAAGGCACCGACACGAGCCTGTCGCTGCAGATCACCGACATGGCGCTCGCACCTGAAACGCAATCGCCCGAGCAGCGCGCGGCGAAGTTCTACGCCAACACCCCGACGACCTGATAGGAGGTCCCATGTTTTACCGCATGTTCCGCAAATTCCGACTGCTCGAAGGCGAAGCCACTCCGACCGGCGAGCCGGCGGGCGGTGCACCGGCAGCAGCTCCCGCAGCGCCTGCCGGTGGCGATCCGGATGCGCCCAGCGCAACGCCGACCGACGGCAACGCGCCCGCAGCAGGCACGCACGATTCTGCGTCGGCATGGCTGCAATCTATCGCCGACGCTGACCTGCGCCAGTTTGTCGAGGCCAAGGGCTTCAAGGGCGTGGACGACGCGGTGAAGGCGATGCGCGAGTTCGAGGCGAAGCATGCGGCGCCGGCGACCGCCGAGGAATACCAGCTCGGCGACACCGATTTCGCGAAGACCGCTTCGGCGTGGTTCCACGAGGCCGGCATCCCGGCCGAGGCCGCGAAGGCGCTGGCCGCGAAGTGGGACGTATATGCGAAGGATCAGATGACGGCAGCTGAGTCGGCGCGCGTCGCTAAGGGCGAGGCCGAGCTCACCGCGCTGAAAAGCGAGTGGGGCGACAGCTACGACAAGAACGTCGAGCTCGGCCGGCAAGCGATGCGCAAGTTCGGCGTGTCGGGCGAGGTGATCGACAAGCTCGCCGGTGCATCCGGCGACGCAGCGACGATCAAGGTGTTCTCGCAGATCGGCGCGTCGCTGAGCGAAGGGGTTTTGAATCCGGGTGGTGCTGGTGGCAGCGGCGTGGCACTCACCGAAGAACAACGCGCTGCGAAGTTCTACGCCAACACGAAAACGTAAGGAGCTTTTATGGTCACTCTTGCCACGAACAACCCCACCCTCGCGGACATCGCGAAGGGCCTCGACCCGGACGGCTCGGTTGCGCAGACCGTCGAAATCCTCAACCAGACGAACGAGATCCTCGCAGATGCGACGTTCATCGAGGGCAACCTGCCGACGGGTCACCGCACGTCGATCCGCTCGGGCCTGCCGACGCCGACGTGGCGCAAGCTGTACGGCGGTGTTCAGCCGACCAAGGCGACCAAGGTGCAGGTGACCGACAACTGCGGCATGCTCGAAGACTATGCCGAGGTCGACAAGGCGCTCGCCGACCTGAACGGCAACACGATGTCGTTCCGTCTGTCCGAGGACAAGGCGCATATCGAGGGCATCAACCAGGAAGTCGCGCAGACGCTGATCTACGGCAATGAAGGCAGCGCGCCAGCTGAATTCACGGGCCTGTCGGCACGCTACAACTCGCTCGCCGCGCAGAACGCCGACAACATCATCGACGGAACCGGCGTGGGCTCGGACAACACGTCGATCTGGCTCGTCGTGTGGGGGCCGCAGACGGCGCACATGATCTACCCCAAGGGGTCGAAGGCTGGCCTCAACGTCGACGACAAGGGTCAGGTGACCGTGGAGAACGCCGACGGCGCTGGCGGCCGCATGGAAGCGTACCGCACGCACTACAAGTGGGACGTCGGTTTCTCGCTGCGCGATTGGCGCTACGTGGCGCGCGTCTGCAACATCGACGTGTCGGATCTCGGCACGGTCGCGAACACGAAGAACCTGATCACGTGGATGATCCAGGCGTCCGAGCGTATCCCGGCATTCGGCCTCGGCCGCGCCGCATGGTACGTGAATCGCACGGTTCGCGAAAAGCTGCGTCTCGGCATCATCGAGAAGATCTCGAACAACCTCACGTGGGAAACCGTTGCCGGTCAGCGCGTGATGATGTTCGACGGCATTCCGGTGCGCCGCACGGACGCGATCCTCAACACGGAATCGCGCGTCGTCTAACGCGGCGGGGCGGCGCTTCGGCGCCGTCTTCCCTCTCCGAACCCATTCGAAAGGACATCGCAATGTACATCGACTCGCTTCTCGAATTCTCGCGTGCGCAGGCGCTGACGGCGTCCGCTGCATCGAGCAACATCATCGATCTCGGCAGCGACCGCGACATCGGTCCCGGCCGCCCGCTGTGGGTTGTCGTCGCCGCGGCCGTGTCCGCCGACAACACGACCGGCGACGAAACCTACTCGATCGCGCTGCAGACCGACGACAACGCTGCGTTCAGCTCGCCGACGACGATCGCCACGGTTGCGCCCGCTGCCGCGTCCCTGACCGCCGGCGCGCGCCTCGTGATCGGCATGCCGTTCGCGAACGAGCGCTATCTGCGCCTGAACTACACGCTCGGCGGCACGACCCCGAGCGTCACGCTCAACGCGTTCCTGACCGATCAGGATCCGTCGTCGTGGCAGGCGTACCCGGACGGTATCGCGTAAGCGACGCCGGCTGATCGGTGGGCGGCAATGGCCGCCCGTGCATTTTTCTCTACGAGGTAAGCCATGCCGAAGGTCAAGGCGATCAAGATGGGTTTCTACCGCGGCGCGCGCAAGCGTCCGGGCGAAGTGTTCGACGTCGACAAGGGTGAAAAGGCGTCGTGGTTCGTTCCGACGGATGAGGCGCCGACCGGCCCAAAAGCCCGTGGTCGCGTCGACAGCACGTCGAGCACGGAACAGACGAGTGGTTCCGGCTCGTCCGGCGAGCAGGCCGGCGACGATCTGCAGTAACGGACTGACGAATGGCGTCGCAAGTCGGAATCTGTAACCGCGCGCTGACGAAGCTCGGCGACAAGCGCATCACGTCGCTCGACGAGGATTCGAAGGCCGCGGCTACGCTCAACTCGATGTACGACGACGTGCTCGACGCATGTCTGCGCGCGCACGTCTGGTCGTTCACGAAAGCGCGCGCGCAGCTCGCCGCGCTCGCCGACGCGCCGCTGTTCGGGTTCGGCTACCAATACCGGTTGCCGGCCGATTTCATTCGCCTGATCCAGATCGGCCAGTTCCTCGTCTATCCGCGCACGGACACGCGCGGGCTGTTCAGCATCGAGAACGGCAACATCCTTACCGATCTGGCGCCCCCGCTGTACATCCGCTACGCGAAGCGCGTCACCGATCCGAATGCGATGGACCCGCTGTTTCGCGAGACGTTCGCCTGCCGCCTGGCGGCCGAGTCCTGCGAGAGTCTGACGCAGAGCGCGACGAAGCGGCAGGCCGCGTGGGCCGAGCACGATCAGGCGATCACCGCAGCGATCCGCGTCAACGCAATCGAGCGCCCGTCGCAACCGCTCGGCGACGACACGTGGCTCGAATCGCGTAATGGCGTGCCGTTCCCTGGCGAAACGCCGATCATCCGCAGCTAGGAGGGCGCATGCCGAAGGCAGCCCCGCAGCAGGTTTCGTTCGATGCCGGCGAGCTCTCGCCGTTGCTCGGTGCTCGTGTCGATCTGGCGAAATACCCGAACGGTTGCCAGGTGATGGAGAACTTCATCGCCACGGTGCAAGGCCCGGCGATCCGCCGCGGCGGCAAGCGCTTCGTCGCGCCGATCAAGGATTCGACCAAGCAGGCGTGGTTGCTGCCGTTCATCGTCGCGGACGGCATCGCTTACATGCTCGAGTTCGGCGACCACTACATCCGCTTTTTCGTGGACCGCGGGCAGCTCGTGAATGCCGGCACGCCGGTCGAGATCGCGACACCGTACGCGCTCGCGGACCTGACGACCGAAGACGGAACGTTCGCGATCCGCGCGACGCAGAGCGCGGACACGATGTACCTGTTCCACGGCAGCTACCAGACGCAAAAGCTGCTGCGCACGAGCGCGACGACGTTTTCGCTGCAGGCGGTGACGTTCGTCGGCGGCCCGTTCACGACCGTGAACAGCAACAGCAGTGTGATCGTGCAGGCGAATGCGCAGGCCGGCAACGTGGTGGTCACGGCGACCGCGCCGGTATTCCAGCCGTCGGACGTCGGCACGCTGTTTTACATCGAGCAGGTCGACAATTCGTACGTCAAGCCGTGGGTTGTCCACCAGAAGGTTTTCGTTGGCGACCTGCGCCGCGTGGGCGACCGCGTCTATAAGTGCACGCAGATCGGCGCGAACACCCCGCAGGTGACCGGTTCCGAAACGCCGACGCACACGACCGGCCGCCGATGGGATGGCACAGGGCTCGACGAGTCCGCCACGGACGAATATGGCTCGATCGGCGTGGAATGGGAGTACCAGCACTCGGGTTACGGCACGGTGCTGATCACCGGCTATACCGATGCTCAGCACATCACGGGAACCGTGACGACGAACGATCCCGCAGACCCGTGCATGCTGCCGAATACCGCAGTCACGGACGGCACGTACAAGTGGGCGCGATCGCTGTTCAATGCGACCGACGGCTTCCCGCAGATGGGTACGTTCTGGCGCAACCGGCTTTGCTTGATGCGCGACCGCTGGCTCGCGATGTCCGTGTCCGCCGACTTCGAGGTGTTCAAGACGAAAGACGCCGACCAGCAGACCGACGATTCCGCGATCGTGCAGCAGCTCAACGCGCGGCAGCTGAATAAGCTGGCGTGGATGGTCGAGTCCGACAGCCTGCTGATTGGCATGACCGGCGACGAGTGGGTGATCGGCCCGGCGAATGCGTCGCAGCCGGTGAGCGCCACGAACCTGAATGCCGCGCGCCGCACGTCGTACGGCTCGAAGCGGATCCAGCCGGTGCAGGTTGGCGGCACGATCATGTTCGTGCAGAAGGCCGGCCGCAAGCTGCGCGACTTCAAATACGACTTTTCGTCCGACAACTACGTGTCGACGGACGTCACGAAAATCGCCGACCACATCACGCGCGGCCGCGCCGGCGCGAACAACGGGGTCATGTCGATCTGCTTCCAGCAAGAGCCGCATGCCGTCGTGTGGGCCGCGCGCGCCGACGGGCAGCTCATCGGCTGCACGTACGATGAGGAAGCCGGGCGCAGCGACGTCTACGGCTGGCATCGCCATCCCGACGCGAACGGCTTCGTCGAGTGTGTCGCGTCGATGCCCGCGCCGGACGGCGCGTCGGATGACCTGTGGGTGATCGTGCGCCGCCAGATCAACGGGCAGACCGTCCGCTACGTCGAATACCTGAACCCCGCGCTGCAAGATGACGAACCGCAATCCGCAGCGTTCTATGTCGACGCCGGAATCACATACAGCGGCGCACCGACGACGACGATCGACGGCCTCGGGCACCTCGAGGGGGCCACGGTCGCCGTGCTGACGGATGGCGCCGTGCACCCGTCGCGCACGGTCACGGCCGGCGCGATCACGCTCGACTGGCCGGCGTCGGTCGTGCATATCGGAGTTCCGACGAAATGTCGCATTCAAACCATGCAGCTGAACGCAGGCGCCGCAAACGGGACAGCGCAAGGAAAGACAAAGCGCGTTACGAACATCGCGACGCGCTTCTCGCGGAGCCTGGGCGGCGCCGTTGGGCCAACATTCGCAGACAAAGATCTCGAGCAACTCAACTTCCGTAAGCCGTCGAACGCGATGGATCAGGCGGTCCCGTTGTTCGATGGCGACATGGAGTCCGACTGGCGCGGCGGTCACGAGGGGCAGTCGTGGATCTGCTACCAGAACGATCAACCACTGCCCGTGACCCTGCTCGGGTTCTTCCCGATTCTGGATACGCAAGATGATCGCTGAACCGCTACGCCCCGAGCACATCCTGTCGGTACACCTGCAGCCGGCGCAGATGACGTCGGCGGGCCTGCTCACGCCCGAGTACGCGCAGTTGCTCTGTTCGTCCACGCAGATCGGCTGGACGCTCGTCGAGGATGGCGTCGTGCTCGGATGCGGCGGGCTCGTCGAGTGCTGGGAGAACCGTGCGCAGGCGTGGACGCTGATTTCCGCGCCGCTGCTCGGGCGCTTCCGCACGGCGCATCGGATGGTGCGCGCGAAGCTGGCCGAGGCGCCGTGGCGGCGAATCGAGATGGACGTCGACACTGAGCACAAAGCTGCAATCGCATGGGCCGAACATCTAGGCTTTGTGGCTGAGGGCGTGCGCCGGAAATACACGGTCGACGGCCGCGACATGATTCTTTTTGCGAGGGTTAAATAATGGCGTTCCTACCGCTGATTGCAATGGCTGGCTCGGCCGCGAGCGCCGCGGCTGGCTCGGCTGGCGTGTTGAGCATGATCAGCGCCGGCGTGAGCGCGGCGGGGGCGCTCGCGTCCGGCGCAGCGAAAGCCTCGGCCGAGCGCCAGCAAGCCGCAATCATGGACCGCAACGCGCAACTCGCGAACAACCAGGCTCAACAGGTCTACGCGCAGGGCGTGAATCGGGAACAGGCTCAACGCGAGCAGGCCGGGCAGCAGCTCGGCGCGCAGCGCGCGGCGGTATCCGAATCCGGCTTCAACCCGAACGCCGGTTCAGCGCTCGACACGCAGGTGCAGAGCGTTCGCAACGCCGAGCTCGATGCATTGCAGACCCGGTATCAGGGCATTCTGCAGGGCCAGTCGCTCGAAGATCAGGCAACGCAAGACCGGTTCGCCGCGAGCACGGCGCGCGCGAACGCGCGCAACAGCATGATCAGCGGCGGGATCTCGGCCGCTGCGTCGGTGCTCGGCGGTATCGGCTCGTATGCCAAGGCAGGCGGTAGCCTGTTGTCGAGCGGCACTGGTGGCTCGTTCTCGTCGCTCGGCGGCCTGTCGTCGTTCGGGAGCGCCGGCAATCTGACGGCGGGGCTGTACTCCGGGGCGAACAAGTTCGGTTTCTCGGGGGGCCTGTAATGTCGATCAAGATCCCCGTCTACGAGCGGCAGGTCACGCCCGCGCTGCAGACGTCCGGCGCGCGCACACCACTGGCGACGGTCGATGACAGCTCTGGCGCTGCGCTGCAGCAGGTCGGTTCGGCGCTCGGCCAGGTCGCGGATGTGCTCGCCGCGCAGAAGCGTCAGGACGAGCAGGCCGCTGTCGCGCGCCAGATCGGCAACGATCGCGTGACGTGGTTGCAGAACATGCAGACCGCGAAGGACAGCGCCGCGCCGGGCGCGCCGGATTTCACGCCGAACCTGATCAAAGGCTTCGACGATTACTCGCAGCAGCAGCTGCAGCAGATGCCGGACGGCCCGGCGAAGCGGTTCTACACGATGCAGCTCGGTGACCTGCGCACGACGCTCGCCGGACAGGCGATCACGTGGCAGGCCGAACAGCATCGCGCGTACAACGTCAGCCAGTACCAGCAGGGTAACGACACCGCGGCGCGCGCGATCGCGATGGACCCGAGTCTGTACGGGACGACGCGCGCATCGCAACTCGCGCTGATCGACGCGGCCACGCTCGATCCGCAGACGAAAGCAAAGCTCGTCGACAACTTCAAGGATACGGCGTCGACGGCCGCCGGAATGCGCATGGTGACCGCGGACCCGAGCGCGACGCTGAACGTGCTCACGCAGAAGCCGGATCAGCCGCTGCCGGCCGGCTACGAATGGGTCGGCGATCTGCCGCCGACGAAGATGATCGCGCTGCAGGGGCACGCGCGGGCGCTGATCGCGCAGCAGCAGAACGCGGCCGAGCGGGACGCGCTGCAACGCGAGAACGCCGCCGTCGACCTGCACAACCAGGCGCTGACGCTGGTCAACGAGGGCAAGCAATTGAGCCCCGAATTCACGAACCAGTTGCTCACGTCCACGCAGGGTACGAGCGTGGCCGGCGCGGTGCGCGAGCTGATCAACACAGCGGGCCAGCGCGCGGGATTCGCGAGCGCGTCACTACCGCAGCAAGCGGCGATGCTGCAGCAATACCAGACCGAGGCCGCGACGCGCGGCACCGACCCGGATCAGGCTGCGGCCACGAAGCAGCTCGAGCAGATCCACACGGCGAGCGTCGCCGCGTACAAAGCCGACCCGTGGAACGCGGCGCTCGACCGCGGCGTGCTGCAGGGCGTGCCCAAGGTCGATACATCGAGCGTGCCGAACCTCGTATCGTCGCTGACCGCGCGCGCGCAGGCGGCCGGCGCCGTCGAGCAGGCCGCCGGCCGACGTGTGTCGCTTCTGACGCCGGACGAAGCCGAGAAAACGCTGACCGCGATCGACGCGCTGCCGATCGACACGAAGGCGCAGGCGCTGAACCAACTCGGGCAGGCGTTCGGTAATGCCGGCCGCATCGCGGATCTCGCCGCGCAGTGGAAGGAAAAGAGCCCGGCCGTTGCGCTCGCGCTGAAGGCCGGCGCGGCGGATGTCGGTGGCAAGCCGCTGATCACGACGAGCGGCGCGCCGCTCAGCACGTTCATTCTGACCGGCGCGCAGGCGCTGAAAGACAAGACGGTCAAGATCGACGACGCCGCAGGCACCGGCATGCGCGCCACGATCGCCAATGCGATCGGCGATGCGCTGCCGCCTGAGCAGGCCGACGATGCGAAGGAAGCCGCGTACTTCATCGCCGCCGGCAGCGCGGCCCGCGGCGGGCGCTCGCAACCGAGCAGCACCGACGTGCAGAACGCGATCAGCGGGGCGACGGGCGGAATCTCGACGACGGGCGGCCAGCAGATCAACGGCAAGCCGAACGTCGTCGCGATGCCGTACGGCTGGCGCGAGGACGATTTCCAGAACGCCGTTAAGTCGGTGACGGCTGCGAATATCGAAAATCCCGGTGTCGACAGCGTGTTCGCGAACGGGCACGAGATTCCGGTCGCCGACTTCGTGAAGCAGTTCGCGAGCTACCGGCTCGTGCGCGTCGGTGTGCGCGGCACATACGCGGTGTCGACCGGGTCGAAGTTCGTCACCGACAAGACCGGCGCGCCGGTCACGGTGCATCTGACGTTCCCGACGAAGAACGCACAGACCGGCGGCGCGCCGGCCGGACAATCACCGACCATGCCGCTACCGGGAGGTATGTAATGCCGGTCGATTCGCTGTACGCCGACCAGACCGCCAGCTTTCTGCGCGGACAGAACCAGATCGACGTGCCCGAGCCACGTAGCTATCCGTCAACGTCGCTGACCTCGATCGCGCAGGCCGTCGGCCGCGGTGTGGGACAAGGCGGTTCAGCGCTGTTTGGCGCGGCCGCGGATATGGCCGCCGGCCTGAGCCAGATCTTCGTCGACCCGGATACGCTCACGCTGAATCCGCAGGCGCAGGCCGACGCCGACAAGCAGTTGAACGCGGCGATCGCGAAGCAGCGCGCCGGCCATCTGTTCGAGTCGCCGCTCGGCACGCGCGCGTATGACCTGTCCGACACGTTCAAGCCAGACCCGACGCGCACGACGGCCATCGACCAGACCGTGCAGGGCGTGATGTCGGGCCTCACGCAGATCGTGCCGGCCGCGGTACTTGGCGGACCGCTGGCTGGCGCCGCCGTCGGCGGCACGTCGATCGGCATGTCGCGCGCCGAAGACCTGAAACGGCAAGGCGTTGACGTCGGCACGCGGACGGCGGTCGGCGCAGTCGAAGGCGCAATTACGGGCGCTGGCGCCGTGCTGCCGGTAGCTGGCTCGACGCTGCCGCGCACGATCGGCCTCGTCGCGGCGGGCGGGCCGGGCGCCGCGATCGCGCAGGCCGGTATCGAAAAGGCCATCCTGCGCAACGCGAACTACGACCACCTGGCCGACCAGATCGACCCGCTCGACCCGGTCAACCTTGCGGCGGCGACGCTGATGGCCGGCACGTTCGCGGGCGTGCATACTGCGGTGACGGCGCGCGCTGTGCGGCAGACGGCCGCTACGGCGACGGCGCCCCTCGAAACGCTGTCGATCGACGCGCGCCGCGCGCTTCCGTACAACGCGCCGCAGCTCGACGCGTACGCCGTGCAGGCGGCGCAGTCGGCCGGCGTGCCGCCCGAGCTGATGCTCGCGCTGAAGAACGCCGGCGAGAAGTCGAATTCGGGGCAGGTGTCGCCGAAGGGTGCGGCCGGCGTGTCGCAGATGATGCCCGAGAATTTGCGCAAGTACGGTGTGACCGACGCGACCGATCCCATGCAGGCGCTCGACGGCATGGCGAAGTACCTCGCCGACACGCAGAAGCAGTACGGTGGCAACCTGCAGGCAATGATCGCCGACTACAACGGCGGCCCGAAGCAGGCGGCCGCGGTGCTGCGCGGCGAGCGCCCGCCGGCAAACGAGACGGCCGCGTACCTCGACCGCGTGAATAGCTACCTCGCAACGCGCGGCATCGACTCGGCAACGTTCCACGTGACGCCGGATCAGGTCGACGCCGCGCTGCTCGCGCGAGGCCAGCGCATCGTCGACGATGCATACGTGTTCGGGCGACCGGACGACGTCGCAGCAATGGCCGCACACCAGGATGCGTTCGAGGCGGCCGCGCGCCAGATGGACGCCGGCCAGTTTCCAGACGTCGCGCGGTTCGTGTCGGGCGACGATTCGGCGCGCGCCGCCGGGCTCGACTCGCTCATCGCCGATACCGAGGCGCAGCGCACCGACGTCGCACAGCAGGCGGCCGGGCTTTCCGATCAGGGCACAGTGGCGCAGATGCGCGCCGAGCTCGACCAGCTCGTCGCTGCGCGGCCGGACGATTCCGCCGCCGGCGTGAAGGATCTCACGCGCCAGCTGCAGGACCAAGGCATGAAGTACAAGGCCGCGGCCGCGAAGGCGCAGAAGCAAATTGACGCGGCAGTCGCCGACCACGAGGCGCAGGTCAGCCGACTGCGCGGCGCGATCGAGGAGAACGCTCGCGCGCAGCAGGCGCACGCGCAGCTCGGCGCGATCGATGCGCAACTGGCCGACCTGCGCACGGCGCGCGCCGGGATCGACGCGCCGGCCACGCGCCGCACGCCGCTGTCGCGATTCGTCGAGGACGTCGTGCGCGCGCAGACGCGCCGCGAGCCGGTGACATACCGTGAGCCGCAGGAGCCGGCGTTGCAGGCGGCCGATACGATCCCCGCTGCCGCCGCGCCGCGCGCCGGCGGCACGCCGCCGGCCACGGGGGCGCCGAGCGCACGCGCCATCGAGGCGAACCTGCGCGATACCGCCGCACTGCGGCCGGACATGCAGGTCACGATCGACACGCCCGCCGGCGAGCGCACCGGCACCGTCGCCGAGCTGATGCAGCAGATCGACGACGAGCACGCCATGAACACGCAGGATGCGGGCCTGTTCGAAGTCGCCGCGAACTGCTTCATCAGCCTGGGGGGCTAAATGCATCAGAAGTGCGTCAACGCGGTAGAGACGGCGGCCGGCCGCAAGCTCACGCAGGCCGAGATCGACGGCATCGAGAACCGCGTGCGCGCCGGCATGCGCGCGACTGCGCGGCAGGATCCTGCGGCCTGGACGTCGATGTCGCAGGCCGACCGCGTCGCGGCCGGCGCCGAGTGGGCGCGGCAGCAACTCGTGCACGAGGCCGATCTCGACCGAGCACGCAAGCAGATGCAGATCGCCAAGCAGATCGAGACGACCGATCGGATTCAGGAAGCGCTGTACGCCGATCCCGAAAACGCTCACCGCAAGCATGCTCGCGAATCGCTCGTGAAGCACGACATCGAACAGACGTACGTGCTGGCGGGCGCGATCAAGTCGGATTACATGCGCCAGACGATGGGCGCGATCGACGCGATGAAGGTAGGGCAGAACTTCCTCGCGCGCGCGTTCGACGTGGACAACCCGGCGATGGAGCGCGACATCATCCGCGAGGTGTATCGGGGCGCGGACGGTTCGACGGGCAACGAAGTCGCGAAGGCCGCCGCCGAGCAGATCGGCAAGACGACGAGCGCGATGCGCGAGCGCTTCAACCGCGCCGGCGGCAACGTCGGCGAGCTCGATTACGGCTACGTGCCGATTCGTCACGCGCAAGGCAAGGTACTCGGCAACGGGTCGGACGCGCAGCGGCACGCATGGGCGGACGCTGTCATGCCGCTGCTCGATCGCTCGCAATATCTCGACGACGCCGGGAATCCACTGAGCGACGCCGACCTGCGCAAGGTGCTCGTCGGCGAGGACCGCGAGGCGTGGGAGCGCGCGAACGCGGCCGCGCGCGGCAACATCGCGCCACGCAAGCAGGGCGTATGGGACACGATCGCGTATGGCGGCGTGAACAAGATCGTGCCGGGCGAGACGTCCGGCGGCGCCGCGCGCGCGAACGCGGGGTCCGCGCACCGTGTACTGCACTTCCGCGACGCCGATGCGCACATCCAGTACAACCGCCAGTTCGGCGAAGGATCGCTGCTGAATGCGTTGGTCGACCACGTCGGCGGCATGGCGAAGAACATCGCGCTCGTCGAGCGCTACGGCCCGAACCCGACGCGCAACATGAAGACGCAGATGCAGCTGACGGCCGTGCACGACGGCACGGAAATGCGCACGCTCGAAGGCGGTATGACGTCGGTCGGCGCGTACTGGAACTACGTGACCGGCGCGACGAACACACCCGTCAATCCGGCGCTCGCGCGAAAGATGGAAACGCTGCGCACGACGGTCAGCGCCGTGAAGCTGCAGGGCACGGTGCTCGCCGCGCTCGGCGACGTCGGCACGATGTTCGTGACGGCCGGATACAACAAGGTTCCGTTCTTCAAGACGCTCGGCACGGCCGCGCGCCTGATGTCGCCAGGCTCGAAGGATTTCCGGTCGTGGCTGTCGTCGCAGGGGCTGATCGCCGAATCGCTCGAGCATGGCCTGAATCGGTGGGGAACCGATAACCTCGCGACGACGTGGGCGCGCAACCTGTCGGCCGCGACGATGAAGTTCGGCGGCGTCACCGGTTGGACGGACGCGTTGCGCACGGCGTTTCAGTCGCACATGATGCGCGGCCTGGCCGGCATCGGCCGCACCGACTGGAACAGCCTGACGGAATGGGATCGGCGAGCGCTCACGCGCGCCGGGCTGACGGCTGACGATTGGGCCATCGTGAACAAGGCGACGCCTGGCAAGTACGGCGATGCCGAGTACCTAACGCCAGATGCGTTGTATGCGACAGGCGACGCGCGCGCCGCCGATGTCGTGCCGAAGCTGCTCGGCATGATCCGCGAGGAAGGCGAGTTCGCCGTGCTGAACCCGGACCTGCGCACGAAGGTTATCGCGTCGGCCACGCCGGGCACGGTCACGGGCGAGCTGAAAAAGTCGTTCATGCAGTTCAAGTCGTTCCCGATGGCGATGATCTCGCGGCATTGGGGGCGCATCGGCGAAATGCGGCGCTCGGGCGACTTCCGCGTCGATGGCGCGCCCGCGCTCGCGAACCCGATGGCATACGCGGCGGCGCTCGTCGTGAGCACGACACTCATCGGCGCGATCTCGACGCAGGCGAAGAACCTGCTCGCCGGCAAGGATCCGGAACCGATGTTCGACGACGTGAAGCATGCGGCCGGTTTCTGGACGCGCGCGTTCTCGGTCGGTGGTGGCGCGGGCTTCGCCGGCGACATGTTGGTCGCGGCGTTCGAGTCGGCCGACTACGGCTCGCTGCTCGGGAGCGCGGTCGGCGGCCCGCTGCTGTCGACGTTGTTCCAGCCGCTACGCGCGATCTCGTCGAACGTACAAGACGCGGCGCAAGGCAAGGACACGCACGTCGGCGCCGATCTGCTCAAGATCGCGCAATCGAACACGCCGCTCGTGAACCTGTGGTTCTGGAAAACGGTGTGGAACCGCCTGATTTGGGACAACCTCGCCGAGAACCTGTCGCCAGGTGTCACGCAGCGGAACATGAACCGGTCGCGTACGCAGTACCACAACGACTATTACTGGTCGCCGGGCACGAGCGCGCCGCAGCGTGCGCCGGATCTCGCAGCGGCCGTCGGCGGCCAATAACGCACGATTCTGCGGTGGTTGAGCGGCAGCATGGCGCAGTCTATTCAAGGGCTGCGCCATGACTGTCACCACATCCGAACAAGACATCAGCTACGAAACTGACGGCGCGACCGTTGATTTTCCGATCCCGTTCTATTTCATCGACGGTCGGGATATCGTCGTCGACAAGATCGATGCAAACGGCAACCTCGTGACGTTGTCGCCGGGCACCGATTTCACCGTGTCAGGCGAGGGCAGTCAATACGGCGGGACCGCGTCGATGACGGCGCCAATCGCGCGCGGTTTCACGCTGCATATCTACCGCGAAGTGCCGGTCACGCAGGAAACGAAGTATCAGCAGAACGACCCGTTCCCGGCTCGCGCGACCGAAACGGCGCTCGACAAGCTGACGATGATCTGTCAGCAGCTGGCGTCGAGCGTTGTCAATGCGATCCGTTACCCGCTATCCGAATTCTCGCGCAATGGCGTGCTACCGCCTGCCGGCGCACGCGCGCAAATGCTGCTCGGGTTCGACGCTAACGGCAATCAGGAAATGGTGCCGCGTCCCGCATCGGTCGGCGCGGGCGACATGATCGTCGACACCTTTATCGCCGATGTCGATTACACGCCTGACGTGTCGACGGCATTGCCCCTTTCGCGCGCCCCGATTAATCCGGCGAACTGCTGGGTATATTTCGACGCCGTCGAACAGTTCGATTTCAGCCTCAGCGGCACGTCCATCCAGTTTTCGTCGCCGATCCCCTCGGGCGTAACGGCGGTGCGCGTGCGCAGCGGTACGACGCTTTCCGTCGGAACCGCGCCGCAGCACTCCATCGGCGACTCGCAGCTCACGTGGGGCGGTATCCTAAACCGCACCGTCGACTCGATCGCTGCGCTCCGAGGCCTCAACACGCTCATCTATTCGCGGGCCTTTGTGACGGGGTACTACGCGCCGCACGATGGTGGTGGCGGGGCGTACCAGTTGGATTCGAGCGATACGACATCGGCTGACAACGGCGGCACGATCATCGTTGCGACCGACGGCGGGCGGTGGAAGCTCCAAGCGGTGCATGCCGTAAGTCTGAAGCAATTCGGATCGAAGTTCGACGGGGTCAGTGACGATAGCGCAACCAACCAAGCTGCGTTGAATTGGCTGGCCGTGACCGGTGGTGAGCTCTACGCGCCGGCAGGCACGACGATCAATAATACCGCCCTCACGTGGGCGGTGAACAAGCCTTTGAAAATCCGCGGCGCTGGCCGGCACGCAACGATTTTCAAGTCGATGTCGACGACCAATACGTCACTGTTCAACATCAGCAACGGCACGGTGGAAATGTCCGACCTGGCGCTTTCCGGTTCGGGTACGTCGACCGGTGGCGCGCTCTTGACCACCACCGTCGATCACGTATTCACTCGCGTAGACTTGCTGCAATATTTCCAAGGCATGGTGCTGAAGGCCAATGTCGGCCTGCTCGATGCGTGTAACTTCGGCACGGAATCCGTGCCCGGTCCGATTTCGACCAGCTCTATCGGCATCTATGTAGACGGATACGCCGGCGGTCTCAACATCATCAATATGGTCGGTTTCGTGCCGACGGTGGTTGGTGTGGCCGGCATCTACGTAGTGAGCTGCGGCGCGCTCCAAATATCCGATAGCAACATTATTCGCCAGGGCACGAACGTTTTGCTCGCGCCGGGTAACGGTCAAACCGTTTCGTCGGTAATGATCTCGAATTGCTATTTGGATTCTGCGCAGAAATATAACGTTCAACTCGCTCCCGCTATCGGTGGCACCGTAGTTCGAACCTATATTACGCAAGCCGAATGCAGTTCCAGCGCGATAACCGGTATTCAAATTGACGGGACACGTGGCGTAGTCGATGGCGTATTGATCGTCTCGGCGCAGGCAAACTTCTGCTCGGTAAATGGCATTACCGTAACTGGATCCCAAGCGAAAAACGTGCATCTGGTTGGCGGCTCGCTGGTCCAAAATGCCGGTAGTGGGCTCTCCGTGAATAACGGCGGATCTGCACGTGCAGTTGGCGTATTCGCTGGCGGGGGCTACGGCGGTGCAGGTAATGCTATCGGATTTTTCTGCGACGCCAGTTCGGATGTTCGACTTCTCGACTGCGAAGGCTTCGCCAATTCCGGTGCGGATTTTAGCGTTCCCACTACGGCCACGGTAAAGAATTGCCGAGGATTCACCAGCGCCAGCACAGGGTCGGCGGTTCTCCCGTCGGGCACGGCAGCTATTACCGTAAATCACAACCTGAGCGGAACGCCAACCAGTTCGAATATCCAGATAACGCCGACCGTATCGACTGGCGCGAACCCGCTTTACGTCGACACGACGTCGATTACGTCGAGTCAATTTACGGTGCGTTGCGCTTCTGCGGCCGCTGCGAATTTCAATTTTACGTGGCGCGCGACGTGTAACGGGCAGCAATGACGCACGCAAAAACGAGGAACCGATGACCACAGATCAATACCGACCGGGATGGTTCGACCTGAAAGTGAACGTGCAGTCACTGGTCACGGCGACCATCGGTACGTTCGCCGGTGTGGCAGTCGCCTGGTACTCGCTGGTGGGCCGCGTCTCGGCGCTCGAGGAACACGACCGGCAGCACGAACAGCACTTCGCGCGCATCGAGGCAGACATGCAGCAGCAGCGCGCGGACGTGAAAGACCAGTTGCGCAGCATCAGCTCGGACGTGAAGGACACGAACCAGAAGCTCGATCAGCTCACGCAGCAGCTCATCCTGAGCACGGCCGGCAGCCGGCCGGAAACCCGCAGGTGGAGCAAATGATGAAGTGGAAAATCACACCGGCCGATAACTGGCGCACGCTGCACCGGCGCGGCACCGTCATCGTGAGCGGCGCGCTCGCGATCGTGACGGCTGCCGGCCCGGCGGTTGTCGATGCCTGGAACTCGATGCCGCCGGACCTGAAAGCGCTGCTGCCGCAGGGCGTGCAGCGCTACGCGGCGCTCGCCGCGTTCATGCTGATCCTCGTCGTGCGCTACACCGCGGTGCGCCGCGTGGCGCCGCCGGACGCATCAGCCGGACAGGGGAATGGCGATGGCGCGCATTGATCCGGCGACGGCCGGCGGCGCGAACCGTGTCGCCTTCCTCGACGCAATCGCCGTGAGCGAGATCGGCGCGGCGCTGCTCGCGAAGTCGGACGACGGTTACAACGTGCTCGTCGGCTCGACGCCGTCGCATCCGTTGCTGTTCTCCGACTATTCGCGCCATCCGAACGTGCTCAACCGACAGATTCGTGCGCCATCGACGGCCGCCGGGCGCTACCAGATCCTTGCACGCTGGTGGCGCATCTATCAGGCGCAGATGAAGCTGCCCGACTTCGGGCCGGTGTCGCAGGACCGCTATGCGCTGCAGCAGCTGCGCGAGCATGGCGCGCTGCCGCTGATCGATGCCGGCCGTTTCCACAAGGCGATCGCGAAGGTATCGAACGTATGGGCCAGCCTGCCGGGCGCCGGATACGGGCAGCACGAGAACGATATCGACCAACTGCTCGGCGCGTATCGCGCGGCCGGCGGGGAGCTTACGACATGACCATCATTCCGATCCTACTGAAATTCGGCCCGTGGTTGCTCGCGGCGGCCGGCCTGCTGTTCGGCATGTTCCGGCATCAGCAGGCCCGCACGGCGAGCGCGCAGGCCGGTCAGAAGACCGCCGAGGCACAAGCGGTCGCCGCGGCCGCGCGCGAGCAGGTCGCACAGTCCGCGAACGCGGAAGCCCAGGCGAACGCCGATGCTGCGCATGCCGGCGCAGTTGCCGCAAAGGAGAGAAGCGATGCAGAAACGAACGTTAGCGCTTTGCCTGCTGGCGGCGCTGAACAGCAGCTGCGCGACGGATGGTCCCGCGACTAAGCCTGCGCCCTGCGAGCCGCAGATCGTCACGAAGACCCGTATCGTCGACACGTCATGCGAATGGGCGCGGCCGATCTACGTCAGCAAGACGGACGTGCTGAGCGACGACACAGCACGCCAGATCCTCGCGCATGACCAGGCGGGGGCACTTCACTGCAACTGGAAACCACTCAAATGAAACGACTTCTCATTGCGGCGCTGGCCGCGTTCACGTCGCTCGCATTCGGTACGACGCTGACCCCTGTTCAGCTGCTCAACCCATCGGGATCAACCGCAGGGCAGGCGATCGTGTCGACCGGCGCATCGAGCGCGCCGGGCTGGTCGAACGTGACCGCGTCGGGGCTTGTCGCCCAGGCCGCGAATACCGTGGTTGCAAACATCACGGCGGCGTCCGCGTCCCCGACAGCCGTGGCGATGCCGACATGCAACACCAGTTCCAGCGCGCTGAAATACACGCCGGTAACTGGCTTCACGTGCAACACGGCTATCAACGCCTCGACGCTCAACGGAACCGCGGCGGCATCGTACGCGCTGCTCGCCTCGCCGGCGTTCACCGGTACGCCGACCGCGCCGACCGCCGCGGCGGGGACCAACACGACTCAGCTTGCGACCACGGCATTCGCGCAGAACGCGGTGACGGGAGGGGGCAACGCCGGATCGTTCACGACGCTCACGGCGAGCGGCCTCATTACTCCGTCGACTACCAGCGGCATCAAGGGCACGGCGGTCGCCGACAACGCGAGTGCGGGGAGCGTGGGGGAATATACGCTGACGACCGGGGCAAGTGGGGTTTCGCTTGCCACGGGCGCGTACGCAAACCTCACTTCGGTGACGCTGACCCCCGGCGATTGGGATCTGGAGGGGGTCTGCGCACTTACGGCGTCGGCGCCGACTACGGCCATGATTTGCGGTCTGAATACGGTATCGAACGCGAGTCCGGGAGGGGCGCAGCAGTATGGCATCACCTATGGCTCCGCGGTCCTCGGATCGAGTACCATCGCCACTCCCGTAGTGCGGTTCAACGTGAGCGCTTCCACCACTGTCTACGTCGGCGGGCAGGCAAATTTCAGCTCGGGCACCGTTACCGGTCAAGGATGGATCCGGCAACGCCGCATTCGCTAACGTCCGCGCCGCACGACGATGCCGACCGACGTCACTACGAACCGGTCGTACATCAGCTTGATGTGCGGGTCGTGCCGGTAGGGCGGCATGTCGACATGAAAATCAAGCGGGTGCGAGCCGTGGGAGAACCTCAGTTCTTCCACCTCGTGCCCGCGATCGCGCAGCCGTTCGACCAGAGCCCGCAGATCACGCCGGCGGTAGATCACGGTGTGCCCGCTCGCCAGCGTCTCGTCGTCCGACGACATGTTCAGCTCGGTGGTATGCACGGCCACACCGCCGACGCGCAGCGTCTTCTCGACGGCATTCACGACGAAGTCCATACCAGCATCGAGATCGCCCAGGTGCTCGAAGCAGCACGATGACCAGTTGAAATCGAAACCGGTCAGGTGGTCGGGGATGTGATTCATGTCGCAGTGCTCGTATGACACTAGCCGGCGAAAGCCATCCTCGTCGATGAGATCACGATACAGCAGGTTCTCCAGCTCTGCGCTGTGCTGGCCCGTCGCACTCCATCCGTTCGCCTCGCCGATCTCTTGCGGCGCGTCAGTCGCCACGATCGAAGCGCCGAGGCTCGCGAAGTAGGCTGGCAGACGCTCGGCGCCTACGCCGAACACCAGGCCGCGCGCGCCGCTCTTTACCGCGCCGGATTCGAGCAGATGGTGGGTGACGAACACCCATTCCCATAGCTTGCGGTGGAACTGAAAGCGATGCTTGATCGCGTCGCAAATTTCCATGAACCGCGGATGCATGAAGTCGTCGGCAACGCACATCGAAAAGGGAAGGAATTCGCCATGCGCGCCGTTGAAAGGCGGCCGCGGTACGTAGGGAATCCAGCCCTGCGGATTCGCCTCTACCGGCGCTGCAGCGGCGGGTTTAATGAGCAACTTCTGGTGCTCGGTCGATTCCTCGAATGCGTGCGCGAGTTGGCGAAAATCCTGGCATCGTTCCAACCACCCATCAACCACCTCCACCGACTCCGGATCCCGGTTCAGGAAGGTTTTGTAGCACCAGACTACATCCTCGCGCGTCAGCATGTCTCGACCCTCGGTATTAGATTGTGGGGATGGATTATAGCTAGGCCCGCGGGCGTCATGCGGCGGCGCTGATCGGCGGTCGAATCGGAATGATGTCGGCCGGCCGCCCGTCCGCGCACGCGCCGACGAACTCGGCCCATCGCTCGAGCGCCGCGCGCCGCTCGGGGATTTCCTTGCGCACGTCGTAGATCCCTTCCATCCCTTTGAGCTTGTGGTTCAGCGCAATCTCGGTGATCTCCTTCGGGATGCCCATGTTCATCATGTGCCCCTTGGCCGTGCTGCGCGTGTCGTGCGGCGTGAAGCGCCGGGTCTCTAGGCCGCCGCGCTGGAACGCCCGGTCGATCGCCGCCCACAACGTCGTGTTGCCGACGTGCGTGTCGCCGAGCCGGTTGATGCGGCGCTGGCCGCGCGCCGGCAGCAGCCACGGCGAATCGCCGGACAGCGCGACCAGTTCCGCGAACCACGACGCGACGAGCGGCACGAGCGGCACGAGAAACCCGTTGCGCGTCTTGACGGTGTCGTCAGCAACGAACCACGTGCCGCGCTCCAGGTCGACGAACTCCTTGCGCGCCTTGACGAGCTCGTTCGTGCGCACGCATGTCGCGAGCAGGATGCGCAGCATCAGGCCGTTCTCCCGACCGATGGTGTCGTCGATGCCCGGCAGGATCTTCGCCAGCTCATCGACGCCGAGCATCACGCGCGGCCGCACCTTCGGCCGGGCGCCCATGATCGCGGTCAGCTTCACGCCGGCGCACGGGTTCGCGGCGATGATCTTGCGGCCGCATGCGTGGTCGAACACCTGTGTCATGGTGGTGAGGATCCGCTTCGACATCGTCCAGCCACGGCCGGCGTCCTCGATCGCCTGTACGACGTCGGCCGGCGTCACGCGGCGCACTTCCAGCGAACCGAGTTTCGGGCCGACGACGTTGTCGAGATCCCACGTGCGGTAGTAGATCGTGCTGGCCGACAGCGGTTTCTCGATGTCCTGCGCAAACCGCTTTGCGCGGAAGTCGGCGACGAGCTCGTTCACCGTCCAGGCGGCGGCCGACGCCGCGCGCTCGGTCTTCTTCGCGGCGGCCGGGTCGGCGCCGTTGTCGATCGCGACGCGGTGCGCGCGGGCCGCCTTGCGCGCGGCCGCGAGCGACAGGTCGGGGTAGTTGCCGAGCGTCAGCTCGCGACGGCGGCCGCCGGCCAGCCGATACCGCAGGATCCATGCGGCCGTGCCGCTGGCGGAAAGGGTGAAGGTCAGCCCGTCGCCGTCCGACTTCGCGACCGGCGCGCCGGCGGCGATCCAGCGGCGCAGCTGCAGGTCGTCGAGCACATTCGTTTGCCTAGCCAT